TGACCCAAGCTCTCCTTATGATTTAAGAGAAAGTTTTAAAAATGATTATAAAGCAAACTAAATTAATAGATAAACTATCTAATTTAACAGATAAATATGCAAACAATATGACAGTAAAAGATTTAAGAAAATACTTTAGTATAAGAAAGAAATTAGATAATCTATATATAGAAATACTTAACAAGGAGAAATAATATGTTTACATTTAGCGAATTACAAACTGAAGTTTTAAGAGGAGCAACAAGAGAAAATAGTGGAACAACGTTTACTACAGCCGCTAAAAACGCAATTAATAGAGCGTTATATATTATCTCTCGTAAAGCGAGATGGCGTTCTCTCCGTAGAGGACCGTCTACTATAACAACTATTACCAGTTATACTGAAGGTAGTGGTGCAGTAGCGGCAACAGCAGATTCAACAGCTGTCACCGTAACAGGTGCAACATTTTTAACAGACGACATTGTTATAGGTAGAAGAATTAATATAAGCGGTTCATCAACCAAGTTCCGTATAGCAACTATTACAAGTGAAACAGAGTTAACACTTGATCAAGCGTATGATGGTACTACTGCAACTGACGCAACTTATTCTATTTTACCACAACAAGAGTATACACTACCAATACAAGCTGATCATCAATCTTTGTTATGGCACGAAGAGGACGGTTCACCTAAACAACTAGAATATATAACGCAACAAGGACAACTTCAAAGTAGTTTATATGACGATATTACAGGTACACCATATTGTTATACAGCATGGAACGAGTCAGACGTTCTTATACAGCTAAGACAAGCGTCTATAGTAAGTATAGTATCTTCTAGTGCAAGTGACACCGTACCTACTGTAACCGTATATGGTACAGTAAGCGGTTATCCTGACTATGAAACTATCACAGTAACAGGTACAACAGCAGCTGACGGTAGTAAAAGTTTCTCTTCAGTTGAACGTATTGTAGCAAGTGCAACAGCACGTGTAGGGCGTATCACGGTAAGCGGTAATTCAGGTGATGACGTATTAGGAGTTTTACCAGTAGGGAACACTACAAGAGAAGTTAAATATTCTAAAGTTAAACTATATCCGTTACCAGATTCAGCATTTCAGTTTTATGTACAGTATTATAAAACACCTTATATGTTAGTTAATGACGCTGATATACATGAATTAGGTGACGCATTTGATTCAGCTATTATCAATTTAGCAGTATCGCTTTTAAGAGGTGAACAATCGCAAGACGAAGCTAAAACATATTACGCTTTATATTTAGAAGATGTAAAAGATTTAAAGAAATATTATCTTGATAAGATAGATTGGTTACCGAAACTAAAGCCAGGTATGTTTTCACGTGGCGGTAGGAATAGTTCTATTTCGTATAGCCAAATTGGTAACGGTAAATTCGGACCAAACTACTATTAATAAATAAATAAAGAAATGAGATAATATGAATTATACAACAAAATCAGTACCAGTATCGTACACTAAACTTAATGGCGGATTCAATACTACTTCAGGTCCTTTAGGGCTTCAAGAGAACGAATCTTCAGATCTACAGAATATAGACTTTGATAAAGGTGGTTCATTTAAACAAAGGAACGGATATACGGCATTAAACACTTCTTCTATTGACGCTGGTGAACAGATAGACGGTCTTTACTGGCTCATAACTACTTCAATACGTAAACCTATTACTATATGTAATAGTAAAGTATATCGTATGGATGCGTTAGACGGTACTTGGGACGATATAACAGGTGCGGCATCAATTACAGCTGATAAACATTTTGACTTTGAAACTTTTATAGGTTACGCTTTAATGACTAATGATTGGGACGTACCGTTGAAGTGGAGCGGAGCAGGTGATGTGGAAGCGTTAACGGTCCCTACAGGGCTTACTAGAGCGAAGTTTGTTACGCAGTTCCAGAACTATGCCTTTTTAGGTAACGTGGTTGTATCAGGTACAGACAGACCTTCACGGTTCTATTTCTCAGCTATTCGTGATATTGATACGTGGACAGCGACAGACTTTTATGAAGTGTCAATGCTTGACGGCGAAGAGATAACTGGTATGAAAGTGTTAGGTGACAGGTTAGTAGTATACAAAACTAATTCTATTTATGTAGTAACTTTTACAGGTAACGCAGATATACCTTTTGTAATCAATAAATCTAAGTCTGCAATAGGGTGTATTGCACCTTATTCAATACAGGAAGTAAATAATAACCATGTGTTCTTAGCATATGACGGCGTATATATATTTGACGGTAACAATTCTTATAAATTAAGTGAAAAGATTAACCCTACTATAAATGCTCTTGCTAAAACTAAGTTAGAAAACGCAGTTTCAATGTACCAGAAAGATAAGAACCGTTATTGGCTTAGTGTAGCGTCATCAACTACTAATGATATAGTATTAACTTGGGATTCTTTTAATAATGCTTGGAGCAAATATGATGGGATAAACGCAAGTTCGATGCATATGTTTTTAGTTGACGGAGTAGAACAGAGACCTTATTTTGGTGATTATGGTGGGTTCGTTTATAGAGCAGATACAGGTGACGACGATTATCCTTCTCATTCTAAAACAGCAATAGATGCTTATTATTGGACTAACTGGAAATACTTTGCTGATTTAACGGATTCTAAAGGTATACCGCATACATATATATATCATCAAGATGAAGCAAGTACGCTTACATTTGGTTATTCATACGATTTTAGTACAACAGCAGATTACTCAAATACGTTTAGTATGAACGCTACAGGAACACCGTATTCGGTTATTAAGAGACAAGATTTAACAGGTCGAGGTAGGACAGTAAGATTTTATTTTGGTAATAGTACAGCAACAGAAACGTTTCAAATTGACGGTATTGGTGTCAAAGCTTTATTGGAGACAAACGCATGAGTTATATACCAGCTAAAACATCAAATTATGTGAGAATAGATTCTGAAGAAGATCTATTCAACCGTGATATTAACGCTTATTTCTCTGCAGTGGATAGAGATTTACAGAACCTTTTTATGCTTAACAATCTATCTCTTATGATAGGTATAGGAAATGAAAACGAGATATTACAGTATGATTCTGATATAGCGTCAGTTGCTTTCACACCTTCTTTAGGTGCTTGGACAATAGGTAACGATTTACTCTATGCCGGAGCATCAGCAACATATATAGGATTAAAGCCTGGGAGCGGTATATGGTTAGGTGATGAGGCTTTTTTATCAGCACCTTTTTCAGTTGATTCAGCAGGTGTCCTTACAGCACATAGCGGTACTGTAGGTGACTGGAACCTTACCGCTACTAAGTTGTGGAAAGGCACAGACATTGATGCTGACTATATTGCCCTTGATCCTGATGTAGGTATTCATATGGGTGCTGAAGCGTTTGCTGACGCTAAGTTTTCTGTGACTAAAAAAGGTGCGTTAAAATCTACAAGCGGTTTAATTGGTGGTTGGACTATTGGAACAACTAAACTAAGTGCAGGGTCAGGTAGCACTAACATTACATTAGATACTGTAGAAGGTATATATATGGGTAACGATTCGTCTGGTTCAGCACCATTTGCAGTTGATAGTTTAGGGTATATGCGAGCAACATTGACAGAACTAACTGCACCTATCATACAGACTAACGCTAGTCCAGGGACTGATAGAGTAGTTATTAACTCAAGTGGTATACATGGATATGATGACGTTTTAGGTGCGACATTTGTTTTACCAACTGACGGTTCTGCACCTATATTCGCTAATGGTATAATACAAAGTGCTACTATAATTGATACTTCATTAATATCTAATGACTTTAAAACTTCAAGCGAATTACCCTGGATAGAAATGACTGATTCAGGTATTGCATATAGAGAAACAAATTCAGTAGGTCAATATGGTAGTGGAGTACAATATGGTGATGGTACTTTATATGGAGTAGGAGTTTCAGCTTATTATGGTAACTCAGCTAAACCTGTTCTATCAATTGAAGCTGAAAGAACGTTTGCTGATATACATTTATATGCAAGAGCAGCAGTTCCTTCAGGTGCATCAACAGTTGGAGATTTAATAGTTAAGTCAGGAGCTTTACAACTTTGTACTACAAGTGGTACACCAGGGACATATAAAGCGTGTATGCTTACTGGTGATGCTTTAACTGGAACATTTGATGGTATAGTAGGTGGTACAACACCAGCTGATGGTAGTTTTACTACACTATCAACAACTGGTAAATTTACAATGAATAATTCAGGAGCTTCAGATGGTTTACAGATTTCACAAAATGCTGTACAAGGAGCTAATAATTGGGCTTTAATAGTTACTACAGCCCAAGAGCAAGTTAATGAACCATTAGTATTATTTAAACAAGATAATGCAGATTCTACTATGCCAGTTCTTACGTTACAACAGGATGGTAGTGGACCAGCAATAGATATGACAGTAGGTGGACAAATTAAATTTCCAGCTACAGCAGTACCTAGTGCAGATGCTAATACACTTGATGATTATGAAGAGGGTACTTGGACACCATTTATTAGATTTGATGGAGGTACTACTGGTCAAGCATATTCAGTACAAGATGGAGCTTATACAAAAGTAGGAAATAAAGTCACAGTAACAGCTCAAATATATTTTTCTGCTAAAGGTTCATCAACTGGTGATGCTACTATAACAGGATTACCTTTTACTAGTGCTAATGGAAATGCTTATTATACTGCTACATCAAATTATACTTCAGGTATAGATTTTGCAGATGCTCTTATGGGTAGAGTTAGAATAAATAACACGATTATAGATTTATTAGAAACTACAAATGCTGGTGTTGTTACTAGTATTGATGATACAGATTTTGTAAATAATAGTAGGATGTTTTTTACAGTAACATATTTAATATAAACAAGGAGAAACAATGATAACAGAAGAAATAGTAGAAATTCCAACAGTATTAGAAGATGGTCAAATTCAAATACAAGAAATTACTTACTTTGTAAAAGATGGTAAAAGAATATCATCTACTAACCATAGAAAAGTAATAGCACCTGGTGATGATGTATCAGCTGAAACAGGTAACGTAAAGTTAATTGCTGATGCGGTACATACACAAGATTGTATAGACGCTTATGAAGCTAAACAAGCTGCTTTAGAAGCTGAACTTAATCCAGTAGAAATTGAAAAGGAGTAATTATGAATATAGGCGATAACCGTAACTTTAACTTTGCAAAAGGTAAAACATTTGTAATTAAAGATATTCTTAAAAACGCAGATGAACCATTAGAATGGGTTTGGGATCGTGGTAAATGCCCTCATTGTAATAAAGATATTAAAGTTACTAAAAACTATACTATAGGTAAAGTAGAAATTCTAGAGAACGAAGATGGTGATATAGAAATGTTAGGGCTAACAAAAGAATTAGTATCTGGCGTTCCTTTAACAATGCGTCTACCGAATAAAGAGTTCTTTATAGAAAAAGACTTTGAAGATAAGATAACACTTAAATCAGAATATTTAACAAATAAAAATAAGGGGGCTTAATATGGCTGACGATTTTCCAGGAGTATTTCCTGGTGCACTAGATTCATATACAACATTAATAGATAATACTGACAATATTGCTGCTAACCATCCTAACGCAAGAGGAAGTGCTATTGCTAAGATAGAAGCTAAGGTAGGCGTAACAGGTTCAGCAGTTGTAACTGCACACGACTATCTTTTAACTCATCTACCAGGTCAAGCAGCTAATTGGGACGCAGGAGCAGTTGAAATACGTGCTGAGACGTTTGAATCAGATGTAGCGACAGGTACTGCACCAATGACTATTGCGTCAACAACTAAAGTGACTAACCTTAATGCCGATACAGTTGATGGTGTTAGTTCAGCTGCTATTATACAGACTACAGGTGCGCAGTCAATTGCAGGAGTTAAGACTTTTACTACAGCACCAGTATTTCCAGTTAACACAGTTAAGACTGCTGATATACAGGATGATGCAATAACTACTGCTAAAATATTAAATGTAAATGTTACAGCAGGTAAACTTGCGACTGATGCAGTTGAAACATTAAAGATTAAAGCATTAAATGTAACTGCTGCTAAACTAGCTACTGACTCAGTAGAGACAGCAAAGATTAAAAACTCTAATGTTACTACAGCTAAGATAGCAGATAACAATGTAACTTCAGCTAAGCTTGAAGA